TTCATTTATAACCTTTAGGCCATCCATTAGTTCTTGCTTGCTTAGAGTTGTATTAGTATTGTTTATGTAGTCTAAGATTAAATTTTCATCCACTCTGGTTATAACTTGTTCTGGATCATAAGTGCTTTGTGGTTTCTTTTCATCCACAATTGGCTTATATTTAATATCAACATGCATAGGTCTTACTTGGTCTAGAATCTCTCGTAAATTATCTTGATCCTTATCCAAAGTGTTAACCATTACTCTCAAAAGAGTATAGTAATTATCATTTTCGATAAATTCCTTATTCTGTACAACTTCACTCAAATCCATCACCAAATGACGAATACCAAAATTTATAGGCTTCATCTTACAGTTACCCTTTGTGTCAACTACAGCATAGTAACTATCTTTGTTTGCTTCTTGGAATGAGGTGCTGTATGGCGTTCCAACTATTGTGATTTCTTTTGTTTCTTTATAGTGATGAATGTGCCCCAAAAAAGTTCTATTGGTAAACATATCCATTGAAATATTAAAATCAGGGTCGCCCATAGGATTAAGACAACCATTAAAGCCAAAATGCCCCAAAACGATATCAGCATCAGGAACCCTAGAAAGGTCTTCGATAATAGTTTTTTCATTTTCGTAATGAGGAATAAAAGTATATCCATTTACAGATCTCGTGTGTTTTATTACAGTAACATTTCTTTTATATTCAAACAAAGATAATGCTGTAAGACCATCATCCGATTTGGTTTGCGAACAATGGTTACCTCTTAGAAGGTATACTTTTTTATCTCTGGGTATATAATCTAAAATAGTTTGAAGTGCTAGTAAAACTTTTGGACTAGGAGATCTTTTTTCAAACAAATCTCCTAAAAAAATAATATCTTGGCAATTTTCTGAGTCAATTATCTTTTTTATTGTTTGTACTTGAAAATCTAAATATCCTATGTATCGATCATCAAGATGAACATCACCGATTATCTGCGTTTTTTTCATCACATAGGGCTTTCCAGCTAATAGGGTATATATTGTTCATTATAAATCCAATAGCTTTGGCGTAGTCTTGGGTTTCTTTTTGAGCGTGTGCATCTGTCCTCTGATCAAATAAATGATGCCACCCCAAAAGACTACCCGTAACGACTGTGGTAGTGTACATTGATTGTGGTAGAATCATTCTAGCTTGCTCAGGGCAAACCCCATTTTTTAGCATCATATTGTAATAGAATAGTGCATCTTTAATTAAAAAGTTAGCATCATCCTTGCAGTTTTTGCTCCAATAAGATATTTCTTCAGAACTTCCCTGCTTTACATTAGGGGCCTTAGATCTCCAGTTTTCTGGCACATGAAACTCTGGCTCCGTAGTTATATACCTTCTGGAAACTTCTGACCAACTAAAACCTACTTGATGCTTGCCTAATTGGCGAAGAACAAAAATAGGGCAGTGGACACGGAAAGTTGCGTGGGGATGTCTAAAGGGTAAAAGATGCCCATGTCGTGCAAGATAAGAGATAAGTTTAATATCTCTTTCATTATCAAATTCTTTATGTTCTTTATCAAAGGAACATCTAGCAGCGTTAACAACAAGTAAATCCCCCTTTTCTGTATGAGTAATTAACTCAACATATCCTTTATCTAAACAATCAACTCTCATTTTATATAGTCTAGGATTTCAGTTGTGTTCTGTACCTTGCCATTAAGATAGTGAACTTCTTTGCCATCCCCGAACGAATGACCTACCTCGGCATCAATCTTAAGAGGTACAGAAAACTCAAGATTGAACACTTGCTTTATTATAGGCACATTCACAAGTTGTTCATGGATAATTTCCAAAACTTGTTCCACTTCATTAAACGGACAAATTACCTCCAAGCTGTCATGCACTGTAGCTACTGGACGAGCTAGGAATCCTTTTTTGCTAAACTCCTTGCAGCAGCCTAACAATCCACACAGAAGTATATCCGATGCTGTGCTTTGAATTGTAAAATTTAATCCTTGACGAAGTGCTCTATTGGCTACGGTCTGGTCTTCTGAAGTTACATCAGGAAGATTTCTACGACGGCCAAAGATGGTATAAGCATAATGATTTTCTCTAATGAATCTGTTTACATGCTCCATGTAAGAGAAAATACCGGGGTACACTTTCCTATAGTTTTCAATAATCTTTTCTGCCCTCTTCATGGGAATACCCATTGTTTCTGAAAGATTAAAGGCACCTCCACCGTATACAATCAAGAAGGATACAGTCTTTGCGATCTGACGCTCTTCCTTGCTGATGGTCTTTTTATTAAATAGTAACTCGGCTGTGTAAGTATGCAGGTCAGACCCATCAATGAATGCTTTTTGCATAATCTTTTCTTTAGCAATATGAGCTAGAACTCTAAGTTCCATGGCTGCATAGTCCACGGTAATAAAGGCATGACCTTTAGGAGCTACAAATATTGATCTAATATTATGCTTGGTATCTCTAGGCAAAGTATGGAAAGATACCCCCATATCTTCCTTAGCAGAATACGCAGCACAAGATAACCGTCCTGTGGCGGTCCCATCAAAACGGAAGTCTACATAGACTTTATTATTACCATTGTATTCAATGGCAGATTTAGTTCCTTGAATGTAAGTCTTTTCTAATTTTTCAGACTTGCGTAGTTCTAACAATCCTTCAATAAACTTTTTGGATTCACGCAGTTGTTCAGTTGTCTTGTGGGAAATCACCGACTTGGCGATGTCCTTATTTTCTTCACGATTTTTCCACTTTGCCACGGGATTCTAGCTCCTGATTGATAAAGTCTAGTATGATTGTTAATGTTGGGGCAGAGACGGAAGGAGATCCTTTTGCAGTTTTATCAGGTGGATACAACTCCAAACCTCCTTCTCGTGTATACATAACTTCGATTAGATCATTATTAGAGGATAAATTGTCTGTTTTTTGCACACCTTTACAAGTGTATAAAAAATCCTCTGCTTCAATGTTAGCATCACGAAGAACTTTCCCAACCTCATTTAGTTTATTAGTAGATACATTGATGCCATGATATTCTATATCAGCAAACTCATTGATCGCAGGGGAGATTACATTATCATATAATTTAGTCATCCCCAGTTCCTGCATTCTTTCATACAAGATATGATAAATTTGCAAAGTGTAGTGTGCGTCTGCATAATTTCCATTAGCACAAGCAGACAAAGATATGTTGGCCCAATCAAACTTATTCGGGTTTTCAATACCAAGCATTAGAGTTTCTCCAAGTACTCAGGGAAATATTGCTTGACAAGGTCCTTTAAGGAATTCTTACCCTCTTCATTTACCATGTGAGCCATCATTTTAGTATCCGCAATAGGACCAAAATTAATACCACACTTCTTCATGAACTTAAGATCGAACTTTGCATTGTGTAAAACTTTAATTGCTTTGCTATTCAAACCGTACCTGATTAGATCATAGATTTCCGCATGATCAACATAATCAGATACTTTGGACCAATCGTGTTCCTTATGATGAATAGGGATTACGGCAGAACGCTCATCTGTAGCAATGGCAATTGTCATAATGCTATCCTTCAGAAAGTCTAACCCAGTGGTTTCGATATCTATAGCAATAGGCTTTTCGTATTTCTTTAGCCAATAACAAAAATTTGTCAGGGATGCGATGGATTCAACCAAAGCATAATCCATCTTAGTTTGCTTAACATTCCCCAAGATATGTTTGTTATACCCATTAGCTATATCAGATTCAAAAACTGGCTTGTGCCTAGGTTCTTGAATAATGGCATAAGGATGTAGAATAGGAACTACGACACACTTATGCCCATTAGGAGTTTCAAAGTCGTAGGAATTACCCCTCTTATCTGTTATGCCACTTTTCTTAATTAACATCTTCATGGCAAGGTTGCCACAAGCATAAACCAACTTTGGTTTAATTTTATCTATAGTGGCATTAAGATGATTGCGACAAGCATTCATACTGGCTGGATTCATATCGCCTTCTTTAACGGAAGGGCACTTGACAGAAGCAGCCATGGCGAATGGTTTATTAAAAATTTGTTTGATTACCTCTTCTTCTGCATCAGTAAATGCATAAGTCTTTCCAAATCTAGACTTTAATGAATCAGATAGAAATAGGACATCGGATTGATCCTGCTGTTCATAATCTAAAACAGCATAGCAAGGCTTTGTCTTATTCAAAATGACACAGCCCGAGCAGAGAGGGTTATCTGGAGCGATATCCAGACCCTTATACAGTCTTTCTAGATCCATATAGGTATGATAGGCTATGAGTCAGAAAAATTATATAAATAACAAAGATTTCGAAAAATTAATTAAAAAATATAAAAAGGATCCTAAAGCTCACGAAGCCGAACTTATTAAGATGTTCGACATACTCGTGGAGAACATTATAGAATCCTTTAAGTTTAAACTTGACAAGGATGATGCCAAGCAAGATTGTTTTTTGTTGATATTAAAAACTCTACCAAACTTTGACCACAGTAAAGGTACAGCTTTTAATTATTTCACTACAATTATTATTCATAATTTGAAGTTACTTTATACAAAAAACAAACGATATGAAACAAAGATTAAGAATTACATTAATTCTAAAACAGAAGATATCACTCCAGACGGAAGTAATTATAAATCTTAGGTAAGTACTCTTCAATCTGAGTCTGTACCTTGCCCACAACTACTAGTTGAGGAACCTTCACAACTTCATAAATTACAAAACTATGAGGCATGTGAAAGCTATCTACGACAAAAACTTCCTCTCCAAAATCATCTTTGTACTTCTCCTTCAACTTATCAAGGAGAATATTACAATGCTCGTCCCACAAGGATACAAACAATAAATTGATTGTATTCTTATCTCTCTTTTGATTTCTGAGAACTTTGTTAAGGTCGTTTTCCTTACTCAGAAAAGTTAGTTTAAACATATTCAAATCATTGGTTTGGAGTTTCTGCGAGCGTAACATCACCATCATCTCCTTCGATGACAGAGATTCCCGAGGATTCTAGATCAGCTTTATTTTCCTTTGCATATTTCTTTATAAGTTGAGTGAGCTTATCGTTCATAGTCTCAACTCCAGTTAGGAAAATAGTCTTTATGAAATCATCATCAGATACCTCCTGAGGCTTCACAATCTTTGTGAAGTTCTTAAAAGCTAATGATTGATCTTTATCTAGATTAATAATCAGTCTCATATTCAATCCATTTCTACGAGTTTGATTTCGTATCTTCCACTTTGAAAAATCAAAGCTTACGGTTTCATCTGGTTTAACTTCTGCCTTGAAGACCTTTTCTTCAGGTGCAGTTGTACTATAATAGTTCTGAGGTTCCATATGTTACAAGATTCTTATGATTTAAATTTGATTAAAGAAAAACTTTCTAAAAAGAAAAAGATTAACAGCCGCTCCAAGGGAAACACATTTGAAAGAAAAATATGTTCCCTACTTAATGATAGATTCAATACAACAGAGTTTGCCAGAACTCCGGGTTCGGGAGCATTCGCCACCACACATAGTCTTCCAGATCATTTGAAAGTTTATGGAGATTTGATTACTCCTTTAAAATTTAAATATATCATTGAGTGTAAAAAAGGATATAACAAAATAAGTATTAGTAGTCTATTTAATAAGAGTTCAGAATTATGGGATTTTATAATAAAAGCTGAAAGAGATTCTGTAAATTCTAAAAAAGATTTTATAATTATTTTTCAACAAGATAGACAACCTACAGTAACAATCTCGAAAAAAAACATACTGCCCAGACTCTATAATACCATAGGGTTTGAGCAGTATGAAATAAATTTACTAGATGAAATATTAAAATATCCAGATAATATATTTATTGATTGATTGATTTTAATATTTTTTCTTGTATGTTAAAAAATTCTTTAAATAGTTTTAATTGTTCTTGTTCACTAACTTGTGTTGGTTGAACTTTATTTAATTTTTCTATCGTATTTTTATTTAGTTTAGCTTTAAAACTAATTCCATCTTTTCCAGAAGTGCTCATATTCAAGTCTATAAATAGATTGGACTCTGTATCAATAAATCTAGCTCCCGCTCCAGTTACCTCTATTTTTAATTTACCTTTTTTTCTAGATGTTGAAAGCATATCAAAAATTTCGTTATGTCTTATGACTGAACTTTTTCCATTGTCTGGTATAATTGTTTGATACATATTAGAATCTTTTGTAGATCCAGTAATTAATAATTGTCTCAATAAATAGTCTTCACAAGCTTTTTTCTCTTTTAAATTCATTGACCTTAAAGAGTTCTGAAGTTTATTAATTAATTTAAATTTTACTAGTTTATGGCTTAGTCTAGGTATAACAGAAGTTTTATCAATTATATTACCCTCTGAATCTTTTTTTAGTTTTGTAGCCTTTTCCGTTAGCTTTAAAATTTCTGAAGCATACTGATCTGTTTTTAAAGTTTTTTCACCTATGATACTTGATACTCTTTTTATTACTTGAATAGAATCTGCTAAATCAGGTTTTTTTCCTGTATCTACAGTATAATTTGATGTTATAGTTGATTCAATAGTTTTTCTTTCTTTTTTTAAATCTTCATGGTACGCCATCATACTTTCATAAGAAGTTGAATCTAATTCTAATCTTTGATCTACTAAATCTAAAAATCCTTCAGAAAGTTGAGAATCCCCAGCATAATTTGGAGTAAATAAATCATCCATTCTATTTGTACTTGCTATTGTGCCCAATGTAATGTGATCTAATTCCGAATATCTCTTTAATCCAGCAGAGATAAAAAAAACTTTTGTTGAATCACCAGCTTCATAAAGACCACCAGACCTAAGCATTGCATCAAAATCTTTTTGAGATTTACAATTAGGATCTCCACCACATCTAGCTTTTATTACTTGTCTCAATTGTCGCAAAGTAACTTCTTCTAGTTCTACTTGTTCTGCTACAGAATTAGGATTTCTTTGTAAGAAATCTTGTATAGCTAGCTGTTTTGAGGTGTAGATAAATTGTCTATCAGGTCTATCCCCTGTTTTTGGTGGACCAGCTTCAGCAGAATTGAAAGCACAAACTGCGTTAGGGAAAAAATCATTTATTATTCTTCTTTGGTAAAATAATTCTCTTGATAAAAATTTTTGTAGTTCTAATGTATTAGAAGATTTTAAAGCTTCTTCTTGTAATACTTCATTTATAAAAGTAGTTTCAACATCAGTGGCGGTTTCTTCTATATTACTTAAATCTGTAGCTAATTTTTGTATGGTAAAAATTTTATCTTGTAGATATTGAGTCATGAATTTTCTAATGTCTTCTTTTTCTTTTAATGAAATATTTGATTTATATCGTAACATTAGATAATGAAAATCTACAGTTGTTTCAGATAAAGATCCTTTTATTTGGCTTTTAGATCCATCTTGCACAATTGATAAAGTTGTTCTTTGTTTTCTTTTGGCAGAGATACAATTTTTATGAGCCATTGAAAGCAAAGCCATTTCATATGCTCCTATTTTAACCAAAACTCCTTCAGCATCATCTCCTGAATTTGTTTTTAGTAAAATTTTTGATAGAGTTGCTCCATCCCTGCCATAAATTAATCCAATTGATTTTGTAAAATCTTCACAACTATTTTCTTTTTTTATTGCAGCATCCACTAATTTCTTATATGCTTCAGTTGCAATGTCTATATTAGCATCATCCAATTTTTGTTTTACTAAACCCTGTTGAATAGGGTCATAAACTATTCGCTCTCCTAGAGCTAATCTTCCATATACACTTGTCGAATCTTTACCTATAAAAATATTTCCTGTAGATGTACTTGTTTTTCCAAAACCTTTTTCCTTACATATTGGAGAATTATAATTATTATCTCTACAATAATTTTTTAAAGAATTAAAAGAATTTTGAAGCGTATCAGCAGAAATATCATCTAGCTGTGGAATTTCAGGCACAATTGGAGTTGTTAAATTTTGCTCTTCTGGATTAACTTGTTGTTGTGAATCGGATTGTTGGCCCGATAATAATTTAACAAAATCATTATAATTTTGTTTTGCATTAGATGACCCTGTCAAAGCAAAAGCTTTTCCTTTTCTTGGGCCGGGGAATCCATCAAACACAACTTGTCCCGCAGCCTTACCTTCTTTAGCTACCCAAACATTACTTTCTGGAACTTCTACAACTGGAGTTTTATTATCAGGAGAAGGTAATTCAGCTTTTGATTGTGCAGTTGTAATATAAGTATCTACTTTTTTTTGACCTTCAGGGTCTAATTGAACAGCAGCTTCTTCAATGTAAACTAATTTAAATTTTCTTTTCTTAAGCTTATCGTAGCTTTCTAATAATTGGCTTAAGTAATCCATACACTATTATAGCTCTAAGGAAAATACCCAATCTAAGAATCTTAGATTGGGTATCTATTATTAATCTAAACTTAAATCAGGGAGCCTTTCCAACAGTTCTAATATCCATTGTGTCGAAGGAGAACTTAACATCAATGGTGTTAACACTAGTCGCTTCAGAATACTTCATTTCTGATATTGCATATTCCATAGGGAATACGCCCCAGAAAGTTGTTTCCGATATTGGGGTATTTTGTCCACTTAGTTGACGAACAATTATTCTAGAAGCTTTGATTGTAGCAATGTTTCTAGCTCCTGAAGCTGGATTATGATATGTTCCAGTTAACGGGTTATATACAGCCTTAATATACTCCCAAAGGTGAGCATATTGTGGGAGTAGTAATTGGTTATCGAAAGTTATTGTGAGTGGTTCGAATTTCATCTTACCGGGATATTTTACAACATCGTTCACTCTATTGATTTCAATAGCTTCAATCTTAGGGCCAAAGGAAGTGACCTTGTTTACGCCTATTTGTAAATCACCTTCTTTGTAATCCCCTAAGGCAGGAATGTTTCTGAAATCAACTTCAAATTGATAGCTTCTTATAGCATCTAATGAAGTTGAAATTTTAAGTGGTGTTGGGCTTGTTGAAGCTATCGAATCACGATAATCACTGTATGTTGCCATAGTTTCTCCTTATCAACCTATCTGTGCAGATTGACTTGTTAAGTTAAGTTCAAAGACCACGATCTCAGCAGTCTTAGTTGGTTTGATTAAAACCTTGCACCACATTTCATTTCTATCAATTCTTATTGGAGTGTTTGTAGTGGAGTCACAAACAACCTTAAACTGGGTTATACCCCTTCTTTGAGCAATGTCAGCGAAGAATGGATTTAATAAACTTTCAACTCTTGCCCAAGTAAACTCATCATTAGGTTCAAATACTAGTCTTCTTGTTGAAGCTAGAATTACCTTCCTAATATAGATCATCATTCTTCTGATGTTTACTCTGTCTAGTGCAGATGGGTCTCTCTGAGCAGTTCTTTGACCAAAGATTGTTATACCTTGTTGAGCAAAGTTAACAACTGGGTTAAGAACATTTCCTCCGCTGTACATTGTATCTCTATCACCTTGGTTGAGTTTAACTTCAACATCGGTGGGCTTGGTCAATCTACCACGAACGAATCCAGCAGGAGCAAACCAAGTTTCAGATACGCTGTCAGTGAATGCCATTTGTCTTGCAGCAAAGATTGTTGGATCGTACCAACGATCCTTACCATCAAAGGTGCTGAAGACCTTGACATGTGGGAAATAGATGGCTGCATAAGAACTATTGATTGCAGCAGTGCGTGATCCAGCAGTGCTGCTAGACTTACCATTTGACCAATCAATTGCATCCTGAACTGTTCCTATTCCGTAAGGAGGAGAAACTAGAGCGATGAAATTCTGAGTTTGTTCAGCTAATGTTACAAGAGCATTTTGAACACTTTGATTATAGACACCGGGGATTAGTGCAATGCTAATATTAAGAAGATCATCATCTAAAGAGTATATACCAGTCTTAGGTTCTGATGCAGCATCTCCAATTAATACCGTGGCTTTGCCATTAGTATCAGAAGGTATACCGTTATCTCCACCAGCAAGATCATATGTTCCTTCAACAGGCTTAACGAATCTTGCTTGAATTAAACTAGCACCAGTAACTGCGTTTTGTTGTGTTCCTTTAAGTAAATCAAAAGATGCTCCAACTAAAGCACTAACTTGACTAGCAAAGTTATTAAGAGGAGTTACACTAGCTATATCGCTATTTTCAGCATATAAGTTTCCTTGAATATATCTTGAAGTGGTGTTTGTGGCTCCAGTATTAATTATATCCTCAAGGAATGCTCCACTAGCAAAAAGTGAAGCTTTGAAATTTTCTGCAACTGCCCCATTTTCATTTACATCTATTGTGAAGTTTCCTCCACCTAGACCTCTAACAGTTACAGAATTTCCACTAGTATCTCCATCAACAGTAGTTCCTGCATTGTATCCAGCACCGGGGTAGAGAGTTTCTACAAAATAAGTTAATCCGCTTGCTGTTAATGCATCGAAGGTTGCACCATAAACTGTGATTGAAGAAACTCCTGTTCCAGAAGCTCCGAAATTTGTTGTTCCACTAGTATGAGTTACTGGGAAAAGGGCATTTACTCCCGTGGTTCTTGTTAAGTTTGAGTAAGCAGTTACACTTAAAGAAGCTCCAGAACCTGCAAAAGAACCCACTAATGCTCCAGAAACTCCTAATTGTGTTGTAGAATTATTATCAAAGACACCTACAACATCAGCGTCCAAGCCACCACCAACTACTTTCTTTAATGCTCTGGCTTGACAAACATCAGTTTCTCCGGCAGTTAAAGTTCCAGAAGGTATATTGAATTGTTTAGCTGAAACGAATTGGTCTACACCAGCATTATTCTTTACTTGAATATCTAAGTAAAGATTACTAGTTACTCCAAATTGATTGCTTGATACTATAATAGCGGGGCAAGCACCAAAAGTAACTGCGGCAGAAGCTTCGACTGCTGAAGTTGCAGCGGCTCTGACGAAATACATTGAATTGGTTGTCTCTAGAATTTCTAAAGCACCTTCTAAACCTTGACCGAAGATATCTTCGTTAGGGGCACCAAAGGTATCAATGAGTTGATTTTGGCTTGTGATCAATGTAGCTTCGTTTGTTGGACCTTTAGATGCAAATCCTACGATTCCAACAACGGAGCTATTCAAGGATGGTGTGTACTCTGAAAGGTCCTTTTCTATAACATAAACACCGGGGCTAACAAAGTTTGGCATAATTATCTCCTATCAAGCGTTAACTACTTTGAGTATTCTTTTTTTGGCTAAGTTTAATACTTGTTCTGTGATGTAATGGTCAGGGACAACTACACCTTCTCCGGGCTTCAACCATCTTTCATCACATCCATTCTCTGTTGAAAAATAGATTGTGAAAGCTTGTAGACTAGTGTTTTTAACTAATTTCATATATTACCTCTCATCTTTATGTACTAGAACTAAAAACTATTTTAGAAATATTTTTTTAAAATTCTAAATTAAGTCTTTCTATAGCTCCATTGGATGTTATAATAAACTTAGGATTATTTAAATAAGTTGATATATTCACAGAATAAGTTCTTTTAATTACTCTATCTTCCTTATCAGTTGCTTCTAAATCAGAAGAGGTCGAAGTATCATCCCCTAGATAAGCCTTAATTAATGTATGACCGGGAATTGATAAATCTGCATCTGGATTAAATTTTAAGTTTATCTGTTCTACGATTTGATCCAAATCTGATTTATATTTACACCAAACATTAACATTGTAAGTAATTTCTATTGGAACTGGGGCTAAACTTAAAATTCTAATAGCTCTATTTTTAACAGGGTCGTATTTTGTTTCATGCACTAACAAAGTTTTGTATCTGGATCTAGCTAAATCAACTTTTGATTTGTCTTGGGATACTGATACTAATGGTAAGATTATATTATTTTCTTGTTTTATCTTTGCTATTGCTCTCTCTGGGTTGGCATAGATGCATCTAATTGAAATAACTTTATTCTCATCATCAATACAAACCATGTCAGAAAAGAAATCAATCATTGCTCTAAGCAACTCTTTGTACATACCAGAAATGATTGATTCTTTTTTTGTTATTTTTAGAATTTCATTTCTAATATAAGATTCTCTTGTTAAATAACTATCACTTCTACTACTCAAAGTTCCTATTTCAGTTTCCCCAAGTATAGATTGATTTCTAAGAACTATTTCTATGGCTGAAGAATTCATTCGTGGCTATACCCTCCCAAAGGATCATCCACTTTTGTTAATGGAGTATTGACAGTGTTTTCAGCATCTCTAAGAAGTTTAGCATTACAAACCAAATGATAAACTCCGTATGCTTCAAAAGAATCTTCTACTACCTGAAAGACTTGATATTTCTGATTTTGAAATAGTGGTTTAATAATATCTCCGGGTATAACTGATCTGCCTAACTTGCGTTCGATATAAGATTTGTTAAAAGTAAAAACTTGATCACTTGATAGTTCTACACCGAAATTTGTTAGGTTCTCACTCAAAGCTTCTGGTTCATAGTGACCATGAATTAAAATAGGAATTTTAGATACTGGTTTGTTTTTTGATTCCATGTAAACAGGATCAAAATCAACTGATTGATTGTACTTATAGAAATACATTTTACTACCACTGAGTTTTATCAGTTCATCGTCTACTAAGTTGAATAAGTTTAAATCTGGATTATTTTGATCAAATAAACTTAACTCCGATCCTTCAGAATCTATGTCTGGAAGTTCTGGGAGTTTTGTAGTTATTTTAAAATTTTCTTTTTTATTTGTCATTTATCAGCAATTCCATTTTCTCAATGATTTATTTATTCTGCTATTTGGGTCTTTTGCCGTCTTTGCTGAAGTTAATCTTTTCTTCATACCACTCATTCTGGCGCAAAAAGATCTTCTTCTCTTTGCAGCCTTAGATCCTTTTTTTAACTTAGAAGGTTTTGTTGTAACTGCCATAGAAAGTTTTGAACCGGGGTTAGCTGCTCTATATGATGCTATTCCTTTTTTATTTAATCCCCCTTCTGGATTCTTACCTTCGCTTTTTTGCCATGCTGCTACTTCGGTTATTAAATCACCAATACGCTCTACTGATGCATTTATAGCCTTTCCTCGTTTATCTCCTTTACTGCTTACTGAACGAATTTTAGTTCCAGAATAAAGAGTTGTAGGTGTATTTTTCCCTAGTCTAGCTTGGAATTCTTTATATCTAGGATGATCTGGGGGAACTGATATAGATTTACCTGTCACACCCTTAACTAAAATATCTTCTGGTCCTAGTCTTTTTCTTGAAGGATTTCCCCCAATTCTACCTCTAGCAAATTGCGCCCCTGTTATACTAACTTCTGATAATAAAGTTCCAAAAATATTTAAATAAGATTGAATTGAATCGTTCATTTCATTTTTCCCTTCTGTTGAAACAAAATCTGGTTTTGGCCCATCGTTAGGGGCAGCTCTTTTTCTTTTTACTGCTAATCTTCTTTGCTTTTGAGACATTGAAGTAGCTTTAGCTAGAGGAACACATTTAGGATAGCCTCTACGCTTTTCTCCTTTTTGCCTACCACATGGTTTGAATCCCCCACCTTTTTTTGGTGCTCCAATGTCAACCCATTTTTCAGCAACCCATTTTCTTAAATCTTCATTAAGATTCATTTGTTATCTTTTTTTCCTCCGGGTGTAACTTTACCAGAACAAACAGCGGAAGCATACATGTTGGCATAAGCAGATGGGTAAACATCAAACTTGCGTTTTGCAGCATTCTTTCCTTTGGCACAAAGTTTTTCTATTAATTGAGT